CTTGCTCGCCTGGCATGGATTGAAAAGATTGCTTACACAGGATTAGCTGCTGGTATTACCGGACTAATCTCTGCCCTTATTTCTTTTCTTGTAAAATAGCATTATGAGATTCCCTTTTGACAAGCCGATGCCACGCATCAGCTCACCTTACGGCTGGCGAATACACCCTATCGAAAAGCACCGCAAACACCACAACGGCGTGGACTACGCTGCTGCTGTTGGCACACCTGTCAAGGCTATCGAGGCTGGCAAGGTTATCTTTGCTGGACCCTCAACGCTCAAGTTCCCTAACGGCGAACCTGCTGGTGGTGGCTACATTGTCAAGATTAGACACAAGATCAATGGCGAGTGGATCACATCTGCCTACATGCACTTGGTTAAGGGAAGTATCCGAGTCAAGAAGGGTCAGCTAATTACCGAGGGTGTCATCATTGGTTTATCTGGCAACACAGGGGAATCAACTGGCCCCCACCTACACTTTGAGATCCAGCGTGGCAAGAACTACATCTGGACTAACAACGGCACTAGGTACACCGAACCAACCAGCTACATCAAAACCCAAATAGCGATGGAGAAACTAAAGTGAAAGACATCATTGAAAGACTAAAGACCGAGGAATCAGTAAGACAGCTAAAGGCTGCACTCGGCTCATACCTTCGAGCTGCCCTTGCTGCTGTCGGTGCAATGCTGCTTGCCGGTATCGAGGATCCAACACAGATTACCTTGTCAGCTTTGCTTGCAGGTATCCTTGGCCCACTCATCAAAGCCCTTGACCCTAACCAGGATGAGTACGGAATCGGTGCCAAGGTTGAGGCAGCAGTAAAGCCTACTGAGCCTGATTCTGGCGAATAGCCCCTAAACAGCCGTAAAACGCCCCTACAGGGCTTTATAGCCTTGGCAAGGGTATCAGTCTAGGCAGGGTTTCACAGGGCTTGTACGAGCCTTACAGCGAGTCAGTTTGACCTGAGCCTCTGCCTTTCATCGGTGGTAGTCCCACCCCAGATGCCTACCATGTGGGCTGATAGGGCATAGTCAAAGCACCTTAGCCTGACAGGGCAGTCATTACAGACTTCCTTTGCTACTGCAACTAACTTCTTACGCAGGTATAGATCAGGCTCATCCTCTGGGAAAAAACACTCAGGCAACTGACTACATTGGACACCCCCATTCTCGGTAATGGCGTGTTGAAGCTCGATGTATTTTCTTTCAAGTTGGCGTGATGTCATAGGGTCAACTTAGACTAATCTCAACCTAAATGGCAAACCCACGCCGAGAGAGTTAGCGTGGGTTGCCGGACAAGATGAAAGAGAGGGAACACCTTGCCAGTATCAAAACTACCAAGCGAATCAAACACCTTGCTTGATGCAGTCCTACTAGGGGACTTTGCTAACGGCAGTCCTGAGTGGCATGAACTACGCAACGAGCCAGGTGCAATCGGTGGCTCAGACATTGCTGCTTGTGCGGGACTATCAAGCTGGACTTCACCCATCACACTTTGGGCAAAGAAAACAGGGCAGATACCCGATGAAGTTCAGCAAAACATGAGCATGAAGCTCGGCACAATTCTTGAGGAACCTATCCTGCAACTGTTTGCAGATGAGCATCCTGAGCTAACAATCCTCACAACAGGAACATGGGCAAACAAAACTTACCCTTGGATGAGAGCAAACCCAGATGGTCTTTACCTTGATGCAGACGGCAACTGGGGAATTGTTGAGGTCAAGTTCTCTCGCGACTACTGGACAGCAGTGCCACAGAGTTATCGAGCACAAGTGCTTTGGTACATGAGAGTCTTTGGTATCCGGCAAGCCAAGCTTGTTGCTCTAGCAGGGTCGAGCTACCAGGAATACGACATCGAGTGGGATGAGTTTGAGGCAACCACATTGTTTGACGCTGCTGTCAGATTCCGACAGGCTTGCCTAGATCTAAAGATGCCTGACTGGGATGGTAGCAACTCAACACTAGAAACAGTTAGAGCACTAAACCCCAACATCGAGGATGCTGAGGCTGACCTTGACGATCTTGGGGTGCACTACTTCAACGCTGTTGAGGATGCAGACTCGGCTAACAACAAACTAACCGAGCTGAAAAGTAGAGTTATCAAAGCAATGGATGGCAAGAAACGAGGCATTGTCTACGGCGAGCACCTGCTCAGTCTTAGATCAAGAGCCGGTGGATTGCCTTACCTACACCACGAGAAAAGAGAGAAGTAATGGCTGGATTCAACCTGCAAGATTATGAAACAGTTGAGGAACGCATCAGGCGATTCTACAAAGACAACCCTGATGGCAGAATCATCACCGAGAATCAGACCACGCTACAAGACAGACAGGTGAGCACCTGGGTTGTCAAAGCATCTGTCTACCTCAACGACATCACCGACAAGCCAAAGGCAACAGGTCTAGCTTTTGAGGTTGATGGTCAGGGTATGGCTAACAAAACATCTGCACTAGAGAACGCTGAAACCTCGGCAATCGGTAGAGCACTAGCCAACGCTGGATACTCAGGCAACAAGAGAACAAGCAGACAAGAGATGGAAAAGGTTGCCAGAGGTGCAACACCTAAAGCAACAAGCAAAGACTGGATTGCAATGGCAACAGATCTAGGCAATGACATCGAGGGGCTACGATTGCTATACAGCCAAGCCAAGACTGCTAATGCAGCACCGGCAACCCTCGCAAAGATACAGGAACTAGCAGTTGGACCGACAAGCACAGAGGATACTACTGACCTCAATAGTTGAGTTGCAAGAGTGTCTGCAACAGCAGTTTGAGCGAGGCGAACTTGACCTTGTATCAGAGCTGTGGCAACTACAAAGAGAGAGAGCGAGAAGGCTAAGAGATGGAAATTATTACACCGAGCCACATAGTCCAGGAACTTCAACGCATAACAACGGAGATGGACAAGGGGGCTAACGCCCTTTACGATGCTGAGTGCAAGATGGCTGATGCAGAGGCCGCTTATGACAAGGCAGTGTCTTTAGCCTTTATCAACAACGCTGGGACTGTGGCAGATAGGCAAGCTGTGGCTAAGTTGCAAGCAGTAGAGGAAAAGCTAAAGGCTGACCTAGCAAAAGCCGAATACAACAGGGTCCGAACCAAGCTAAAAACCCTGTCAGATCAAGCCACAATGATGGCTGTAATCAGCAAGAATGTCGAAATCCAATGGAAACACGCCTAGCTGGTAGCCTTGCCGAGTGATAGCCGAAACCTGCTCCTGTGGTGCCAAGTTCAAGACTGATGAACCTCAGCCACTCAAGCTTGTCCGAGAGTGGCGAAGGAAACACGCTTGCCAAGAGCAAGACATCACCGACACACCTACCAGCGGTTTATCTGATACACAGCTTGCCATCGGATTCCAACCAGGTGAGATGCCAGCAAAGAAACATGACCCTTGGGAAGATGATGATTGACCAAATTCGTGCGAACGCACGAAAGATTGTAGGTTTCCGCAATGAGTAAAAAAACAGAGCTATTTTTTACAGGTTGCCGGAATGAATAAAAAACAGTTCGACAAGTTCCTAGATCGCGACAAGTGTTGCAGTCACTGTGGAACTACCGATGACACGCTTATCCCACAGCACAGGGCCAACCGAGGCATGGGTGGCAGTCGAGCCTTAGACAGACCTAGCAACATCATTGTGCTTTGCAGCACTGCCAACTTTATGCTTGAGTCCAACGCTAGGTTTGCCGAGATGGGCAGACTATTCGGCTGGAAGCTAGAGCGACACCAGGTGCCTGAGTTTACCCCTGTTTACATGGGTGACGGCTGGTGGCTACTAGATAACAACTTCAACAAAACACCGGTGCCAAACAACGATGTTGAGTACTTCTAAGATAGGTTTCAAGGGGCTGGATTAGACTCGACTGCCAGATAAAGCCGACAAGGAAACTGGTAGGACTTGGGTGCAACTCCCAACAGCTCCACGCTAGGATACAAAACAAGTGCTACTGTAAAACCATAACTAAATAAAAGGCCCCCCTGGGATAACCCAGAGAGGCCGATACCAACAGATCAGTTGTTGGCATCTCTGCAATTATAGTGTGCCAACCTTTTAGAGGAAGGCACATTTGTGTTTAACTGGAACAATAAAAACCTCGCTGAGGTGCTGTCAATGTACGGCGGCAACATCTTTATGGCTGAGATGGATTATCAAGCTATGGGCTTGACCCCTGGCGATTGGGTAATGCTGGTCAAAGAGGGGTACGATAACAAAGTCATTAGCCCAACTGTCATGATGCTAATGGCTGAGAGAGCAGCAGCAAGATGAGCATTGAAGCAGTATCGCTAGTCCTAAATCAGTCCAGAGCAACCGGCAGGGCAAAGCTTGTTTTGCTCGGTATTGCTAACCACCTTGGAGATCAGGGTGCCTGGCCTTCTATCTCTACTCTGGCAAGATACGCAAACGCCTCAGAGCGTTCGGTGAAGCGTGACATCCAAGAACTTGTCGAACTCGGTGAGCTAAAGGTTGAACTGCAAAACGCACCGACAAAGACCCAATACAAGACCAATCTTTACTGGATAACGATTAGCTCAGGGGTGACAGAATCAGCGTCAGGGGTGACAGACTGGGTAAGCAGGGGTGACAGCTCAGGTAAATCAGGGGTGACACCTGTTGGCACGCAAAACATCAATATAACCATCAAAGAACCATCACTTAAAAGCGACCTTGAAAGTTTTGAAACATTTTGGTTGTTGTATCCAAAAAAGGTAGCTAAAGCTGATGCTGTAAAAGCTTGGAAACAAGCAACAAAGAAAAAAACCGCTGATGAGCTGATTGGACTTGTCAAGGCTTACTCTGAGAGCAAACTGCCCGACCAGCAATACATCCCCTACCCTGCCTCATGGCTAAACAAAGGACTCTACGAAGCTGTTGAGCTAGAAACAAACAAGCCATTACCAAAGAGAAGGTTGGGGCTAGAGCATGAATGACTTTGAG